GGTTCTTTTAATTCAAAGAATATGTGTAATCGGACACACGACACTGCGTGCCGGATAACGAAGTGGAACCAGTGGCGACGATGGTCATCGTGGCACCTGGAGTTACGACTTTAATAGGACGAGCAAACGAACCGAAGGTTAAGTCGGTAGAAGCATTGTTAGTACCCGTATCTGGTACGGCCCCCGAAGCGGCCGTAAAAGTAGGGGTGACAACACCCACACCAAATAGATCAACTTGCAACAAATACTGACCAACGTAAGGGAAAGTCAACACATTGTTAGACAAGGTGTATGCATTTCCAGTTGTCACTGGTGTTGTGCCAAAAAGGGCACTAGATTTGTTGACTGTTCCGGAACTCAAAGTTTTGCCGGAATAGACTGTTACATTTGGAATTTCAGGTTTGTAAAGGGAAACATCATAGGAAACCCACAATTCACCGAGGACAACTCCCGCTGAGCTAGGAAGTCCAGAAGTCGCCAGTTGGAACTTGCCAAGATCAAAAAATCTGGCATCTTGCGAAACCGAAGAACTGGAACCAGGACTTCTAACGTAGTAGAGCTTGGAAGCAGTTTCATCGGGAGCACATTCAACTGTGTGAATCTGTGAGCACGAAGGTTTAGCCGATACAGCGTACTGAGAGTTTTCCATATGAATCTTATCCGCAAACGCCGTGTCCAAGACATCGTAGTTTGTGGCCAAGATCACAGCGCCCAAGGCGCCACCGGCAGTAATATCACTCGACAAGGTTTTGAACTCGAAGATCAACCCGTTGAATTTGTATTGCTGGTACTGGGTAGCGATAGAAGCTAACCAGGGAAAAGTGGCAGTATCACCTGCATTAATCGTGTAAGAAAGATTGGTAAAAGCCGTAGGCGAAGAGGGAACGACGATGTCATTAAGATATTCACGGTGTCTAACACGCGTTTCATTTCCTTTTACACCGAAGTCCGGGACCGATTCTCCTGGCATGATCGCCTTTCCAACTGTGGATAAGGTGTTGGAGGTGACTGAATAATCTCCGAATCCCAAGATTCTGGAGATCTGCGACCCCAAGTATCGACCAGCCGACGCACCCGCTCCTGCCGCTGCAGGGTGGGGTACAAGGGAACTGGCTGCAATACCTCCTGCTGAGGCACCAAAGTTTGCAAAAGTTCCTTTTGGGAAGACTTTCTGCATGACAGGGAGCACATTATCTGTGTAATAGCCACCTTGGCCTCGAATACGAGCGATTTCAACTTTCTTTTGATTTTTGTTGCTGTTTTTGTTTTTGTTGTTTTTGTTCTGTTTAATTTTTCCATTCATCATTCTTAATTTTTTATTATAGACCCCACGGCTGCATCCGGGGTGTGGCCGATCACCCGAAAACTTGCGTTTTCTGCTGCGACGATCGGACCACTGTAATTGTCAGTAGTCCGCTTCCGCCAAAGCGTCAAACACCGAATGTTCAACGTAGGCAGGCAATGAATCAACAAGTGCAATCAGATTTTCGACTTCTTCAATGTCAGTTGAGGTAATTCCGTACCGCTGACAAATTGCATTCACCGCTCCGTCCCTAAAGACAGAAACGCCGGTCATGGTTGGTTTCCACGACTCTTGTAGACTCAGACTTAATTCGTTCTTTAAACTAAGTTTTTGCAACTTGGCCACGAATGAACCAAGTATTGGGTAGGAAAAATCAATCTGACCGTATGAAGAAGCCAAAGCAAATGCACATGCACGAACCGCATCTTGCAAAGACAATTCCACAACTTTTTGCCCTTTGATTTTCACACGTGTAATTTCGACCGGACTCCGCAACACTTTTCCGAGTTTCAAAACTGCGGACGGCAGCGGAACCCATTGGATGCCTCTTGGGCCATCAAGCCACCATCCCTTGAGAAACGTGATTTGATCCAATGTGTCGAATTCCTTATACTTTACGTCGAAGCCCAATTGTCGTCCTGCATAAGTCGGGTCGCAAGGCTTACCTTCCGAAACGATCTTAAGTGTCCAGACAAACAAGGCAAAAGTAGACATCGAATTGAATGTTGTTGTGGTAGTGATTCCAGTGGGCATTTGCGTTCCAGCAAATCCACGTCCAATCAGTCTTCCTTTTCTGAAAGAAAATCCTGACTGACAACAACTAAGCGCCATAAGAGCAAATTCCGAACTGAAACCCATGTGTTTCAACAATGCACCCATATAATGTTTCATGGGTCCATCATCTTGTGTATGATCAAATTTAGATTGATCAGCTTCACCGAATTTTTGCTTGTTTATGGAACCCCAAGACGTGGCAGAATCGTCACCTGACATTGTGAAGACAATGTCTCCAGAATCCATGGCTTTACCGATTTCGCTCAACTGCTCTTGGTTATATCCCGATGCAAAGAACACTCGCACCGGAAATCCAAAAATGAAATGTACCTTTCCGTCAAAAACGTTGTGCAACTCCTTAGAAAAAGAACGCGCCTGCCCACCCATGATAGCATGTGTGAGTGCAGGTAAGTTCTGAATGGCACGCGGTTTTAACGTTTCAACTCCTCCAATGCTCTTATTAGCAGCAATGGTTTCGTTGTATTTCAAATTAATAGTTTTTCCTCCGAAAGAAAAATAGCCGGCCAATTCTTCGTCCATTGCTTTTTTCAATCTCCCACCTTTCTTTCCCATCAACTCAATGTTCTCACTCTTCTTAACTCTAAAAGTTCTAACACTGGGGAGGTACTCCCTGACGATCCCACCAAGGATGCGCCAATTTTCATGCCTAATTTTCTCGTCGACACCACCGACAAACGGGTCATTGTGTAACCTATGTGCAATGGCAACGAGTAAATTCTTGTCTGTGTTCGAAGGCTGAAACAACAGACGGTTTGTGATCAGAATAGGAAACGTGCGATTGAGGCCAGGGGGGTTGCCCAATTTCTCGAGCGCCTCCACTAGGGTGCAATCAACGCCATCGACAAGCAATTTTAATTTCCCTCGAAAATTTTCGGGTCCTACCGGAGCCGAAGAAGTCAAAGATGGTAACGACAAATCTAGGGGCAAAGATTTCCATACCTGTTGCTGAGCAACTTTTAACTTCCCGTCTGCATACAGTATTCTGAAATTATCAAATGCACGGTCTGAGTCGTCACGACTAAATTTCCAATTCCACCACAAATGTGCGAAACATGTAAATACTTTCCATGGCAATCCAAAAGATCGACCAAAGCCCAACGCTCCATGTAAGCAAGCGAGGAAAGGCAAGTTTTCGCCTTTTGATTCTTTAAGATCCCTCCACATTTCGTAGACAGCCATCACCAAACCAGAACCAGGTAAAAGATTGGTGATTACTTCTTCAGCCAAAGCTGAAGCAATCGGATGTTTACGGAAAACAGCACCGGGAACCGCAATTGCATTTTGGGACGGCAAACCGAACCAACTGGCAACTGAAGAAAGCGATGTTGTGCAAAGTATTGTTGAAAAGGCCTTCAACCATTCAACCAGGTGGTTACCTTCTGACAGGCACCAGCTGCTTAAATGGACAGGGATTGCAACCACAGACTTTGACAAGAGTGGAATTAAGACACGACGATTGGAAAAAACAACACAACCCAAAACAAAGCCAAACGCAATTGTTTTCCAATGGTAAGTCCTAAAAAGACTAAAACCACTACCGCGAGCCGAAACGAGACCTCTCTCACTTTCGGAATGCGTGGCGCGAAGGTTCAACACACCTTCGACGGTATTTTTCCGCTTCCAATACAGAATGGCAAGAGCTGTGCCTTGCAAAAAGACACTCCATTCTGTAGGAAATCGATCACGTAACGCACAGAGTTTAACGTCTGTCGTGAATGTGCGTTGGACCAATCCGATTACAGTATCCAAAGTACAGCCATGAGAAATCTTGACCGAAAACTTCAGATTGTTTTCAAGAACCAACGGCATGTAGACCTTAACCATTTGACTCCTCCGAATGCCGAAGGAGAAAAAGGAACTTCTGACCATACGGTCAATCTCGACTTCTACGAAGTCTGAGCGAGGAAGAATTACGGGGCCAACAGGCAGTGCTGACACAGGCTCTTTCGCCAAAGTGATGATTCTGTACGGTCCAATAGTGTCATTCACACTTATGGACAATCCCCCAAAACTCCGCTGAAACAGCCAATCCGGGGAAGGATGGGCTGGATAGCAATTGTTGGTCCTATCAGGGGTTGAATACACGAAACCATCTCTTTTGACGAAGACTTGTTCAATTTTCCCAGCATATTCATCGTCTGCACCGGCAAGCCCCACAAAGGGACGACCGATCCAAACAACCTTTCCGCTGTGGGTTCTATCAATAATCGAATGCACAAACTCAGGATCGAGCTGTTGCTTCCACGAAGAACCACTTTGATAAATATCAACCATTATAGCAACGTCAACTTTCTCGCAAGGATAAAGTGACCGCTTAGCTTCAACAGAACGTGAAGCATCCCCGCGAAAAGCCACATCTGGAGCTGAAAATATCTCAATGGACATTTTCGAAGAGCTTCCCAGATGTTTATGGGGAACCACAAAAGGACTTGTGGCTGGGTTGAATTTCAAAGTGCGTGGAGATCCAAACACATCAAGGACTGTCAAATGGTTCTTCCCGACGGAGAACTTGGCCAGAGCCATTTTGACTGCAATGTCTCTCGCAAGAGCCGAAACTCCATGAGGATTAACGGTTTTACGAGGGTCAATGCGAACCGGTAGGTTATTGTCCGTTGCAAATTCTTGCGCCGCTAAGTCGCCAGCGGAGACAGGAATTTGCAAAAGATTAAGCCAACCAGCACAGTCCGAAACTTGTCTTTTGATCGAAGGAACATGAACGTCCCTTCCTTCTTCTTTTTCGGAGCTAACCGAAGACGGAGGCGCGTCTTTTATATCGTCTTTTTTAACGTAAGACCTGCCAACAGAACTGTCGGCAAAACGTTTGGAGGTTTTCTTCCCCCCGGGGGCCGAGCTTATCTCGGGTTTTTGAGTTTGCAATCTGGGGCCACGCTTTCGCCGTCCACCTTCACTGCTGCTGCCGGATGCAATCCCAGAAGTGGGGCAACCGATAATTGTCTCTGATTTCTTCTCCACCAAAG